TGGGGGGCAATTGCTCGCGTTGAGGGTGAGGGAGGGGCTCGCGTGAGTCTAATAAATTTCAGGTCCAGGTATAGACGTGCACCAGGAATGCCCCGGGGACATCTAAGAGACATCCAAGATACATCCCAGGGACATACCAGAACACTACTAGTTAGCTCGTTCCTCGCTCTTAGCCGTCCAGAGGAAGCTGAGGTCGTTGGCTAGGGTAGTAGCACCGCTGTATTTAAACACCAGGTTAGTGCTATCCTTACTGTACAGGAGCACCCCGGAGCTACCGGCAGATACTACATCAGCCGGGTCCTGCACAGTGATAAATACTTCCGACGGAGTATTAAGCAGCCCGTGCGCCACTGTCAGCTTAGTACCACTAGCAGAACCAGCAGAGAACGTACCGACCCGTGCTGTACGCCTAGTATTTATACCAGCAATCCCCTTGATACTCTGCAAACGATGCGTAATCGGAGGGGAGCCAGCAAGAGTAGAACCAGACCAGTTACCGCCGAAAGCGTTTACGCCGCTGGAGTCGTTCGCAACCTTAACGTAGTACCCAGTGGTGATTACTGTAGTATCCCATAACCAGACGTTCTCGGTACTAGACGCTGCAGAGAAATCACAGAACGTGCTGCTGCCCGCGGTATAATGCTTACCTCTGATGTGCAGGTTCTGCAGGGTACTCCCAGGATACGCGTAGTGCGTAGCGATGCTAGGGTTACGAGAGTGCCCGTTGACTGAAATATCCCGGCACAGGTTAAAGTACACGAACCCATACGGGACCCCGTCAAATGTAAAGTCCTTCACCTCGCAGTTAATTGCGTTACTGAAACGTACGCCCCCGGAGTCCGCATTAGCCACATACAGGGAATGTATAGTAACTTGAGGATAAGGTTGCCCTGTACCAGAGCCAATAACCTCTAAACCGTAAGTAGATTCCCCAAGCAGCGCTTTCTGTATAGTGATAGCGCGACCACCAGTGATGCGCAGAGCCGGAGCAGTGCGGTTCTGACCAAGTGCCAGTGTTCCGATGTGCGCGTTCTGTACGTTGTCCAGGTGCACGCAAGGGTCCCCACCGCCCTTAGAGCCGGATTCCATGTACACCACAGAGAAGTCTGTTAGGTTCTTAGCAACGCTGCCGTAGTAGTCCCAGTTACAGTTCCCGTGCTCAATACAGCCCCAGGCATCCGCACCGCCCTCTAAGTACATACCCTGGGCACAGGTATCATTACCCGTGACGATACTGAGGCGTAAGAAGCTCAGCTTGATAGTGCGCGTACTCTTGGTGCGTAGAACCCTGCCTGGGTACCCGTGTGCATTGATTTTCAAGCTACAAGCACGGCTGCTATTTAACACCACCGCCTGCTGGCACCCGGTAGGGTCTGCTTGGGTGTAATCCGGGAGAGGAAGAGTATAACCGTCGCCAATTATATTTAACTCAATCTCACAGTACATACCGTCCTGTATAGTCAGCATATCCCCCGAAGAGGCGGAGTGCCGCAGCCTACCGGGGCCGTATATACGTTGCTGCATAGTGTTAGCCGCAAAAGTACAGACCAGTGCAGAAACTTTGTAGGTACCATCCGGGAAGTACAAGGAGCGCCCGCTAACACTGGCTACCCAATTAAGTGCACTCTGTACAGCTGCCGTGTCATCCGTTACACCGTCCCCCGTGGCCCCAAAATCACGCACTGAAATCCTATCGGATAGGCGTGATAACAGGGACCGCTTGACTGCACCAGTAGCTGAATACAGCGTAGTTCCAATCCAACTGGGTACTTTTACTAACTCTGCAAGTGCCATTTTATCCTCCAGATTTAATTAGGGCGGACACCGCCGCATTTACATTCTTATACTGGTTCCCAATGGCTTTGCTCTGCCACTGCCTGCGCTCCCATAGGCCCCAGCACACTTTATTGCGCTGCCCATTAATGTACTGAGAGCAGTCGAAGGTCCAGCGGTTGCTGCCCTTGTACACCCAGCCGGTGCCGGGGGACTTCTGCTGGTACTTGCTAATATAGCGCCAGTCCAGTACAGCCCTTCCGGCCGCGGCGTAATCTAGATTCTTGAGATGCCGCTTCACGGCACTACCGTTGAAGCCCGCTACGCCTACGTTATAAATGAAGTCTATAGACCCAACCAGGGCTACGTCAGAGAGCTGCATAGGAAGCCCGTCAAGAGCTTTTGCGTGTTCCCCTGCTGATTGTATCAGTTGCTTCTGACAATCGCTCAGCGTGGCTCTCTGGCCCATTTTAACGCCCTTTGTCTCCCCGTAGCAGATTGTAGGGACACCGGCGCTATCCTTGTAGGCGGTAAGGCTCAGGCCCTCGTTGTGCTGGACTACGCCGGTAATGGCACCGCCGAGCATAGTGGCCCCCGTGAGGGTCGCAATAACCTTAGTCCTTAAACTCATATTTAATAGTCCCCTTACGTGCCTGCTCCTCTAGGAGCTTGAATGTACGTCGCTTGTAATACGCATTCCACGCCAGGGTTAGCACCGCGCACACCGTCGCAGTGATGAAGCTGATAGTGCTCCAGTTCCAGCTCATTAACTCTGCCAACCAACCTCCTGATACCGTAGCGCCAGTAACTGCTGCGCCTGCCCGGGTAGCGAGGTCCGGCCCAACCATGTCCCCTACCTTAATCATCCTGCTGCCCCTTCTTCCTGAATAGCTTACGAATCACCAGAATGACCACTAGGAAGACCAAAGGAATACTGGCCCCAGCTAATCCGGCGAGGATAAGACTGTAACTATCATTGTTAACTACCTGTAAGCGTTCTGCCTGGATTGTCCCCGTGCTAATAGTTTGCACCTGCTTCTTGCTGGACGTATCCAAAGTGCCTACGTTAGAATCTGATACATCGGTTTTGTTGGTGGTGCTGGTGTCCACCTTGTTGTTCAGGCCAACGGTTTGCTTGGTGTTTTCGGCACCAACCTGAGCAGACACATCCGGCTTAGAGCCAACTAAGCCGGTGAGTGCAGAGGTCGCCGAGCAACCAGTCAGAGTAACCGCGAGCAGTAACCCAGCGACCAGTTTACGCATTAGCTTGCCGCCTTCACTGCGGCTACCGCGGCTTCAAGCGCAGCAATCTTGGTATCGAAGGCAGCACCAGTCTGGGCCACGTTCTGCGGCTGCGTAAGGATAGCATACAGGTCCTTACCGAGAATGTTCAGCTGACGCAGCAGCTCCTGCTGTTGCGCTGGGGTTGCTTTTGCAATTGCCATGTGTACTCTCCTTATTCTGCCGCGTCAGTGGCGGCTACGAATGCACTCTGCAGTGCAGTGAACGAATCATCAAATGCTGTGCCAGAACCCTCGCCGAGCGGCATTCCTGTACCCGTAAGGGCGACGTAGCCGGTCTTAGAGAGCTGCGAGAGCATGCTGAACAGGCGCGCCTGCAGCGTACCGTCATCCTTAAAGGCTGTACCGGCGCGGGTAGCCGTATAGCCCCGGGACTGCATGTACGTGAAGAACGCGTTCAGCTTAGTCAGGGCAGTCGTACCTACGAAGCCTACGTTGTAGTCCGGCTGCACCTGCTTCTCCAGGTTCTGGCACGTGCCTACAATGGCGTACTGGACGTCCGCAGTTTTAGCTGCGATGATTGATGCCATTATCTTCTTCCTCTATGTTGTTTACCTCTGCCCCGGTTATGCAGCCGCGCAGCTACACCTCGAAGGCCCTTAGACACTTTGCTCTGTGCCCAATCCAGCGGGTTCTCAATGAAGGCCCGAGCCATCTTCTCAGACTCACGCTCAGCCACTACTTTCTCGTCTTCCACCAGGTGCCCGTTCAGCGTAGCCACCATCATGGCGATTGCGTCTGCCCGGTCATCCTTAGCCAGACTACCGCGGTCGTACGTGATACCTGACAACTGCGCGAACGCAGAGTACAGCCAACGTCTATCGCGGGAGTACGCCATACAAGTGCTGATATCGTCGTGAATAGCTCGCTCATGCACTACCAGGCGGTGCCGACGAGTAACTGGGCTGATTGTGTCAATGATACGACGCTCCTTCTGCGTGGAGTTGTTCAGGTCCCTTACGCCGATACCGGCGAGACGGCGCTCCCGCAGCCGGTTCAGGATAAGCATAGACACGGTACCGTGCCCCATGTTACTCTCCACCACCATATCCGGGATGTCTAACTCTACGCACAGGTCAATCAGTTTATCAATGTTCTCTTCGCTGATACCTCCTTGGAAGCCGCCCACGGAGAATAGGTGAATGTACGAGTTCGCAGCACCGCCAGCAGCGTAGGACACTTCGTCCCCGCCACACCCAGCCGGGTCCACCACCAGCACCTTATGCTGGTACGGCAGGTGCATGTCCCCGTAGAATGCCGGGAAGTACATCTGCTGACCCATAATCCCCTCATGCTCGTGCTGGTACAGGTACCGGCGGTCCGCGATGTAGGAGAACGTCTCCGGGGAAGAGTCCTGGCTGCCGGAATAAACCAGCATATCCGAAAGCTTGATACGCGTACGCATCTGGTCGGACAGGGTGGTGTCTAGCATGTACTGCAGCTGGAAGCCTTCCGGACCAAAGTCCAGCTCCTTCTCAATCAGCGCATCCTCGTCATAGCGCCCGGGGTCCGTGCTCTCCCCTAGCGTCCCGTCGACACCGAAGCCGGTGCGTTTATAGCCGCGCTCAATGAGCTCCAGTATATAAGGAGCAAGTGTACTTCCATATCGCTCTTCCATTTCAACAGACGGAATGCGCCCCGGCCACACGCGGACCTCGAAGCCACGCCCCGGCAGGGTTTTGTAGATACTGTCCTTGGTCTGTGGTGTACCCAGGTACAGCGTATCCCCGTGCGTACAGATAGCTGCGAAGTCTTTAGAAACCATCAGCAGCTGCTCACGCTGGGTTTGCGTTAAACCGTTCTTGGTGGTCTCGATATCATCTGGAATCAGCAGGTCCGCGCGCTTCCCCTGTAGGGATGCAGTGATACCTACACAGGCTACGCTGGCGGACTTATCCAGAGGTTTCAGGTCGCAGTGTACGTCGTAACCTTCAAAGGAGGTTCGGTCCCCACGTGTAGGGTCAGCCTTCAAGTAGCACAGCAGCGGCCAGGTTTCCAGCATACGAATGATTAAGTTCGCTACGTCTGACGCTTGCTTCTCTGCACCGGACACAATCAGGATACGACAGGATTGGTCCTGGATAAGCCTCCAGACTGCGTACAGTGCAGCTAGTGTAGACTTAGCCTCACCACGCTGCGCGGCCACCATGCGCTTCCTAGGGCCCTTCTGCATGTACTCTGCGATGTCGGCCTGCATGTCCGTCAGTGTAAAACCCAGGAACCGCATACCGATGTACGCAAATTCCCGGAAGTCACTCAGCGCGGCAGCCATCATCATCGCGATGTCCTCGCGCTCCTCTTTGGGAATACTGCGCGGATTCGCACTATAACCAGTAAGTTTCTGGTTGAGCATGCGCAGTCTTCGCGCAGTCTTCACCGATACCATTAGACAATTCCTTCTAGTAAGTCCTCAGAATCTGAACCACTAATCTTGTTTAAAATCTCTTTCTTACGCGCCTCTCTGCGCGCCGCTAGTTCGTCATCGAACTCGTCACGAAGGTCCTGCATCTCCTCGGAATCTGCGTCCGCGGTGATGTCATTGTCCTTCAAGAACTTAGCGATAACTGACTTATCTGCGGCGGGGAGCGGCACCTCATCTTCCTTAGACTGCTTGATTTCTTCAATCAATGCCTCGGTGAACATGCGGTGCAGCTCTGAGAGGCGACTACGTTTAGCCGCCCCTGCCATTTATACCTCCAAAGTTAACTCGGTAATAGGGTTACGATGTACCTCCGGGTTAGCCCGTCTACGCTGGTTAGCGTTACAGCAATATCGTCAGTTCCTGTGAGGTCAAAACTCACGACTACCCCTGTAGCGGACGATACACCTATGCGCTCAGTACTTGCCTTTATCTCAGAGGACCAAGCCCGGATAGATTTAGACGTCTCATTAGACATAATCAACGGGACTTTTAAGAACTCATCCCGGCCATCCTCCAACCTGGTTTCCACTAACAGGGTTCTGAGTAAGTGCACAGCATACTGAGTGGGCATCCTGTTACTGACAGTGACCGAGGATGTTGTCCCGGCCCCACCAGATAGCGTGCCCCTGGCAGACCCTAAACAGTAGCGTCCACCAGCTATTTGGGACTTGCCGAAGTTCACAGAATCTGGAAAACCCGGATTTCCAACAGCGCTAATGTTGGGCTCTAGTTTAGAGTTGTGTGCGCTTTGAGTAAACCCTCTCAAATCGCATGCACCGGCTACAAACGTACCTTTACCTGCGCCGAGTGTAGATAGGCAGAACGACGGTGACCGAGTGCCCCCACCTCCGTCATTCTCCCCAACAGCAGTGCGTACACCTGAGAGAAGTATAGTCCCATTATCTATAATTACAAAGTTGGCAGAGTAGTCGGAGCCCACTTCCTGATTGGCCCCAGACCTACGCACAACCGAATTGCTGACATACCAACTAGCTGTGCCTTGAGCCACTACACCACCGCGCCCTGCACGGTCACACAGTTCTCCAACGATGATGTTTTCAATCGCATTATATGCGAAGTAGTTATCACCATCGTTCCACTCATTTCGGCATGCAATAAAGGAGTTGTTGTTTGCACCACTCTGCAAGTTAACCCCTCTAGCGTTAGCATTGAACACGCAGCCGATTAAGTTGGAGTCTATGGTGTTCCTTACAGCATCACCGCAACCGCTGACAGAGCATCTTAGAGCAAATAGCGTGGCTATATAGCCGCTCCAACCCAGAGCCACAGAGAACCGATAAAAGCCGCACCCCTCTAAACGAGTGCCGTTAAACTGTTCACTGCTGTTTGTGGAGGCAAAGAAAGCACCGTTACTCTGGGACACTCCGTCAAAGTTTATATCCCTAAAGCACATTCGCTGGGCACCGTAAAACAAAGCAGGTGCACCCGGGTTTCTTCGAAGAGTTGTTCCGGTTGTCAAGAAGGAACTATCCCCAGAGACCGTATAAGGTCTCCAAGAGAATCCCCGCAAGCGCATACCCCTAGGCAGCTGTACAATGTCCGCTGTGTTTGCAGACCCCACCCCATAAACCCCGGATACCGGGGGGAATATTAGCGAGGTTACACCGCTGGAGACGGCGGCTTTCAGGGCATAGTTTACATCAACAGTATCCGTGGTGCTCTTAATGGTCGATATATCCGATTGAGTCATAAACTCAAATATGGACTTCTCTACATAACTCAAGAGCTTGCTGTTTGCAGCTATAGCTGCATCAACATCAAGTAACCGCTGTTGAAGATTAACCCCGCTCTGGGTACCGATGTACCCAGCCCCGCTGTTACTGCCCAACAGGCCCAGCACATTACTGACTGCGGAGGTATCTGCATCAGTATCCACCCCTATAGTCATGTCTATCAGCGTGCCCGCAGGGAGTGCCTTTGCAAACTTCACTACACCAGCGTTAACGGTGTAGGAATAGCCCGCGGTCTGCGTTACCCCGTTGACACGCACCTTGGCCTTAGTGAAAGGCATACCGGGCGTTACGGTGTCAGTATCCTCTGTCAGAACGGTCCACCAAGGGAAACTGTTCGTGTTAGCGTTGAAATATGTCTGCTCCAGGTTCGTGGTGCGCACATCCAGTGCATCGTCCGCCGCCTTACGAATAGACGCTTCATTGTCTACGGCAGCCACCCAAGCGGCGTGCTCTGCGTCAATGCGTTGGTCTAGCCGGGCATCCCCGGCATCGACGTACTGCTTGTTCGCAGCGTCCCGCGCATCTACTGGGTCGCCCAGGTTCGTGATGCGGTAACGGTGCATGTTAATGTCGCCGTAGAATCCCTCGATAGAGCGCCCCTCAACCAGCTCTTGGGCTAGGTGCAGAAACTGCGTATTCTGGGTGTCTACGTTACCTTCAATGAATGGGGCACCACTAGCAAACTCAATGTAGAGGTACTCTCGTTCAGTCTTACGAATGAGCAGCACCGCCGTCTCTACAGACAGCGGGGAGTTCAGACGAATGTTGGTGGAGCTGGTCCAAGTGAAGGCAGTAGTCTCAGCACCATCTAAGTAAACGTGAATATAGGACTTATCCAGGTACTCGATATCACACTGGATATCCTGAGTACCTGCAGGCTTTACCGACTCTTGCCAGCTGAATGCCATATTAATCGTCTCCGAAGTTATTGATGATAGCTCGCGTAGGTGCGAATTCCTGGATTAGCGGCACCTGCTTAGTGAAGGTCTTGATATCCATATTACCGGTAGCCAGGTCCTGTACGGCCCCGAGCAGCCCTGTGACGTAACTCATAGACGCCAGCGAGTGACGAGGGGAATCTCCGAGGAAGATATCCTGCAGTAAGGATACACCTCCGATGGCACTCATACCCGCCACAGACTCACCGATGAGTTTCTGGGTGCTTACGTCCTTCCCATCCATGCTGTGCTTAGCCATAGTAGCCAGCAGCATTAACGGGAACTGGTACGCCATGATATGGGCTACACCAATCCACCCAGCATCGTTCAGCTCTCTACGCAGAATCTTGTTAGTGGCAGCCAGTGCGAAGCTCTGGTAGCCGACAATAAGTTTACCGATAGGGTTGAACTGTGCAAAGTGTGAGGTCTCTCCAGTACGAATCTGCTGTACCAGGTAGTCCATCATACGCGTCCCTACAACCTCAACTTGCATCTGCAGGTCCGGCTGGAACATGGCGCCCGGGTTAGCTTTGTTAGCAGCGATGGCGCGGTCAGCGACGTCACGGGTAAGCCCGAAACGCTCCAGGCGCTTAAACGCCTCAGCGTCGCCCTTGAACATCTGCGTAAGCTCATCCGCGACAATACCGGAGTTCAGGTTAACCTGCAGCCGATGCACCATGCTCATACCGTTGACGTGACGTGCAGCCTGCCCAACGTTCTGAGTGACGTTGAACCAGGAGGCCTGACGGGTCAGGTCCAGGTTATCGTCAGCGTACGTATTCAGCCAGCGGAAGCGCATCTCCTTCTGGATATTACCTCGCAGCACGGTGTCTAGACGAGAAGCCATATCTGGGGTCTTGATAGCTACGGCACCTTCCTTGAACCAAGGCTGGTCACGCATACTACGCAGCACTCTAGCCATACCGAACTCCTTCATAGCCAAAGCAGTATCAGTCAGCTGATACAGGCCGGAGTTCTTGAGCATAGTGGCGTTCGCCATGTTCCCAGCTGCTCTCAGCAAATCCGGAAGCTGCCCGGCGTCAGCGGGTGCCCCACCCAGGATAAAGTCGATGGTGTCATTAACGGTCTTCTCCCACTTAGCGGAATCCGCCAGTGCGTGCTTAGACTCATCAATCATCTTAGCGAGCTGCCCCAGGTCCTGTACTCCTGCATAGGACATGCCTACACGTCCAGACATACGGTTAGTGTACCCGTGCATAACCTTGGCTACGTCAGTATCCATCAGGTCCTGCATGCGCATGCTCTTTCCGTTAATCAGGTACTCTTTGTCCATGTTGAACCGAGTACGCTGGCGCAGGTTACGCGCAGGGGATGTACTGCCGGATTCGCGTACGTTACCCGCCAGGAAGCTCTGGATTGCAGACTCGTCTACACCGGCGCTACGCATAGCCATAACGACCTCATCGTTACCCATGCCGTTAATCAGCTGCTTCCACATAGGACCAGACTGCCCGGCACGGCCGTTGTAGATGCCATCAACCATCTCCTTAGCTACACGCTGCACTACCTCTGACTCCATGCTAGGGTACACGTCCCGCAGGGCAGCCCGGAACAGGGCTCGGTAGTCGTCCAGAGTGTTACCCTGTGCAATACCTTGACGCATCTTGTCATAGCTGTACTGGCGCGGGAAGTAGTAGTCGGATTTAACCAACGCACCATCATCCACTAGACCGGCATTGAGCATATGCTCGTGCCACTTGCTAGCCCAGCCGGAGCGGCGATAGGCGTCAACTAGTGGAGCAATCTCTGCATCCGGTACCGGAACGGCGCGACCGTTTACGTCGGCGCTATAAGCGGCATCCAGATACTTGCTCAGGCGGTCTTCCAGCGCAGCCCGCTCAGCGCGGAAATTACTACGATGGAAGAAGCGTGAGAGTACACCTACACCCTTATCCTTCAACGCGCCCAGGATAGCGTCTTCTACTACACTGGCGCGAGCATCCATCTCCAAAGTGAGGTTACGCTTGTAGTCTACCACTGACGGGCGACGGCCCCCTACTGCGGACGCATCCGACACTAGCAGTTTAGCCAAGTCTTCGTTGCCTTGGGCGATATTATCGTACAGGGCAAACATAGTGGAGAGCTTCTTCTTAGCTCCGTCCAGCATGGCTTGGGCACGCTTAGCCTCGTTTAGGGTGGTGCTATCCGCCAGGTCTTGGAAGGCTTCGCTACGGAAGCTCTGGGCTTGGTCTGCATAATCCTTAGCTGTCCACTTAACTGCGTCCTCATACGCATCCAGTACATCCTCCAAGGCAGAGCCTTTGGCCTTGATGCCCAGAGCGTTCATGATGTACTCACCCAGTTGGCGGAGCATGCTCTTACCGGTGGTAGACTGCGTACGTGCCAGGTGCTCAACCCACTCAGGGCTGTCGCCTAAGCCTGCTAGCATCTCATGTACATTACTTGCGTAATATCGCATACGCGGTGTCAGGGTGGAGTCAGCCGCAATAACAGCGCGCACTTCTTCCAGACGTTTAGCAATCTCGGGATTACTATCAATGGCGCGCGCAGTAGCGGCATGAATCAGTTCATGCACGGCCACCTTGCTTGTATCTGCATCCATAGCGCGCAGCGCATCGCCGACTGTAGTCCAGGTGCTGCCGTTAGCTTGCTTAGGCGCGCGCAGGGATATCTCCCCACGCTTAGCTAAATCTTGTTGTGCGTAAGTGTAGCGGCTACGGTTTGCGGAGCCTGCTACCAGTTTAAAATCAATGTCATTTACAGCATCGCCCAGCGTGTCCAGAATAGCCTTCTGTCCTGCTGTCAAGTGCTCAGACTTCTTCAAGAACTGAACTACGTGCTGTGCTTTCATGTTCACGGAGGCGGTATTGTTTCTAGACACTTGGATGCTTTCATCCAGTGCCTTAGTGAGGATTTCCTCTCCCTCTCCTACTCCGGTAACATTAGCATCCCTAGCTGTACGAGTTGTAGGCGCTTCTGGGTCGAACATAGGCTCACGCCCAGTACGGGCCTTAGCGGCAGCTTTAGCAGCCCTAGACATATCCCAGAGCTGGTCTAACCCAGCTACGCCCGCTATCAGTGCAGTTACCGCGGCGGACTGACCCAGTTGGTCCTGTGCATAGAATGCAGACCCTACGTCAGCAGCACGGATAGCAGTACGTGCAGCTAAGCCCGCACGGCCAGCAATACCAGCAGCAGACATCGGGGCTAGGATAAACGGGGAGTCACCTACCAGCATACCCGCGAACCCAGCTACTGTGTTGTCAGCCATTAAGCGGTCACGGTCACGCTGCTCAAGCATCTGCTGCATGCGGTAGTTGTAATCTTCTACCGACACGGAGTCGTGCAGGTACTCAATCTCTTCCTGATTCGGAGCATACAGCTTAGCCCGAGTATCGCTACTCAGGGTCTGCTTAGCATTAAAGTTCGGGTCTCGGTCAAATGCCGGAGCAGAGGCCTTACGGATAGCGGCAGCGATGATGCTGTTACCCATACCCGATGCAAAGCTCTCTGCGGCTGTCGTAGCTGGGGTCTTGGCCTGCGCCAGTAATGAGGCACGCTCCAGTGCGTTCAGACCGTTGTCCCCGGCATCGTTCCAATCTACGCGCTCAGGCGCAGGTTTAAGTGTTGCGCCCTTAGCAGAATCCTTTTCCTGTGGATTCGGTTCTTGGTTCAGAAACTGAGCCATAATATCTCCTAAAAGAATTTTGATAAGGGGAGGCCCCGAAGGGCCTCTGGTTAGTGCGTTGCTTCAAAGAGCCAATCGCGTAGGTTTTGTTCCAGGTACTTCTTACGCTCAGGTTGGGCCTGCTTGTACGCCGGGGTATTCCGCAGCGCTTGCCAAGCCCTACCCTGGGCCTCAGATACAGGGTACTGATACGCCCCCACCGGGGACTTAGCAGCCTTGCGTACCTGCGCCATAGCCTCAGCTACAGGGCCAGAGCTACCGTTACCACCGTGATAGTTCAGGTCCACCATTACCTTTAACGCCTCGTCGGAGGCATTCAAACCCTGCCCCTTGAGTTGCTTCTGCACATTCGGGATGTACTGTTTCTCCAGGGAGGACTTGAGGATACTGATGCCGTCATCAATGGTCACTTTCTGTGGGACAGGCATGCCTGAGTTAACGTGCAGACCGAAGCCTACACTGCCCTTGCCCTTACCTTCTCGGAACCCTTCGAACTTCATAGTGGTGGCGAGGATGTCACTAAACAGTGATGGTTCCAGCCCTACCGAGTTACGTCCATTTACTTGCACGCTGACGGCACGCCCGTTGTCGTGGTCGTAGAAGGTGGCAGGACGCACTCCTACTTGCTCGCTGCCAATCTTCATCTCTCCAGCCAGTGCCGAGTCATACGCAGCCTGCGCAGTAGCCTGAACGTCTCGAAGGTTTACAGACATCGTCTGGAAGGCACCCTTCTTGTCGAACACGGTTACGGTCATGTTCTGACCCGCGTTGCCTGCAGTGGCGGCCTGCACTACTACACGCTCTATGTTGCTGTGGTCTGACATATACTGAACCTGGTTCTGTATATGCTGCTGCAGGGAGGCCTTGAATTGCTCTTGGTCGCCCTTATAATCACCCATGATAGATTGCACAGAGGTGCCAGCGGGCAGATACACATGCCTAGGTGCCCCGGCAATGTCCAGCTCCAGCTTACGGGATTGGATATTGCCTTTTAGCATCGTATTGATGTCGTCAGCGTCCTTCCCTACAATGGATTCCGGATTGTGGTTATACACATAACGGTACTCATCTTCCATGGCAGCTCGCGCTTCTTGGCGCTGGGCGTCTGCATCCCCGAAGAAGCTGAACCAGTTAGCCGTGCCGCTTGGGTCCACCATCTTGTCCGTGGGGTTACTTTGGATATTGCTGTAGCGCCCACTCGCCTTATTCCTAGCCTGGCGGCGAAGATCGTCCAAGATAGTGTTGCTGGCATTATTTGGGTTTTGTGTAACAGCTTTCTGCACCACTCCACGCCACTCAGATGGGACCTCAGATAGCAGCGCCATCTTCCCTAAGTCCGTACTGGTGCTATAAGCCTGTGCCCACAAGTTGATGCTGTTGACGTTCTCGCGGGAAACCTCACCATCCTCACCGAGCTGGTCCAGCGTAGTCAGCGTACGTGCCATATCCGAAGACATACGCTTGTGCGCTTCGTTGACTGCCCACGCATCCTTGCTGTTGCTCCCGTATGCCAGCAGCTGCAGGTTCCCTTCGGGGGTATCCGGAAAGCTCTTGAGCAGCTGAGTACGTGCCTTATCTAAGTCGCCCTTGAACATCCCCGCCAGAGTGGAGCTTGGCATATTCCCAGTAATCGCTGTGCGCAATGCCTGAGCGTCTGCTGCCTTCTCACGAATGGTCTGAGCCTTGTTCCAGAACTCCATGCTGGTCCCGGCGCTGAGCACGTCCGATGCTGACAGCTCAATGACTCGACTACGAATACGTGCCATCGTCTGTTCCTGCTGCTCAGGAGTCTGCCCCTCAAGAGACTGGATTGCATCAGAGATTTCGAAACGGGCCTGTGTCTCAATCTGAGCACCGGCGCGCTTGAACTCCTGATACAGTGCTGCGTTGACATCCACGGAGTTGACGCCGAGTTCCTTGGTAGCCATTTCCTGCAGCTGGTTAATTACCAGCGGGTCCTGTGTCTGCTGCGCTACGCTGACCAGATACTGCTTGGCCCGGTCCAGCTTCTTGTTCTTGTCCAAGTGCTCAGCAGCCAGGATACTGTCTAATCCGGTCTTGATAGACATCTGCGCAGCGGCACCCTGCCCAGCCTGCAGGCGCTGATAGAACTCATCGCTGGACGCACTCAGTCCACGGTCGAGGGCACGGTCAGCCTGGGCCAAGGCGAACGCAGCACGTCCTTTCTGGAAGGCTGTATAGTTAGCCATACTGGTAGCGCGGAGCTGCTGCAGTATACTCGTAGCAGACTGCTTGGACATATCCGGGAGATACACCCCGAGCTTGTCTGCCATTGACTGTACGTGCTCTTGCTCCTGCTGCTGGAATTCCTCGTCAGTCAGCCCTGCCTCGGCAGCTTTCTTAGCCCGGGCGATGCTGTCTGTGCGCCACTTGGCTAGAGTGTCGTACGCGGCGGCGGATACGTAGCCGTCCTGGTAGGCTTCGCGCACGAAGATGTTTTGCTTCTGTACAGCCTCGTCCTTGGAGGCCATTGCATCTACTGCGCCCTGAGCATCCATAGCGCCGCGCACGGTGGCGGCTGCGGCGTTTTCTTTTACTGCCTCGTCGAAACCTACGCCGAAGTCCTGCACGAATCCAGACAGGGCGGCTAGGCGTTTTGCTTTTGAGGTATCAACAGATACTTCACTTACCGTTGACGGCAAGCTAACATCGTTGGATTGCAGTTGCACGCCACCGATATTTAGCCCCTGTCTACTGGGTTGAATCACAGGCATTTAGTATTCCTCCTAATTTACCAGGTGTGAACTGGGCTATTGCCCTTACTCCCCCATAAGTCATAGGAGGATGCCATGCTCTGCGTAGCTGACGCTCCGCTCCCAGGTGAAGAGCTGCCAGAGTCAGAAGATGACGCAGCGTTGCCGACGTACTGCCCAACAGCGGATGCCCCGACACTCAACAGTGAGTTAAACATGTTATCGTACGGGTCCTCCATATCCATGTTAGCCAGGCCGCTATCCACGGCCTTATCTGTCATTAGACGGAAGCCCTCCTCCTGAGTTGCCTGCTGGTCACGCACGCTGGCCTCTTGCCGCCCGGCTACAGTGTTCACTGTGGCTACGGCGTCTTTAACAGAGGCCCCCATAGTGCCGGAAGCTGCTGCCTGCAGTCCTACTTGGCTCTGTGCCTGCAGCTTCTGCTGCTGAATGTTAAACAGAGACACCTCAGTCCGGTCCCTGGACTGGGCGCGCTGTAGCGCGATGTCGTTTAGCTGTTTGGCTGTCTGTTGAATCACAGCCTTGTTCCTGGCCTTGGACACTTCAATCTGAGCACCCTGCCCCAGAACGGTCTTAGCGGCCATGGCCGCAACCATCCACCACATATTAAATCCTCCGTCTGCGTTGGTTGTAGCGCAGGATGTACGATATATCCAGCACGTTCAGTTCCATAGAACCGTCAGTAAATAGTGATACCTCGGTTGTGTCTGCGTTGGTGCGGCATGGTACGGTAATCGTAGCCAAGTCCATACGCAGAGCCTGCCCAAGCGTCAGCTCCTTTGAGTTCATCAGGATACCAGTCAGTTCCCCGCCCCAATTGACGTCCCGCGGGGTGTCTAGTACCTGTACGTCGAAGTGCCCGGAGTTACGCACTGCCACGTCCAGGCGCAGCAGGCGCACATGCCCACTTCCCACGAGCTTGTCATTCTGGTCCCGTAGAATAGGCGTAGTTAGCGTGAACGTACTACGGTAACGTCTCCCGATTACATAAGTGCCATCAGGTACGCCGCGCACAACCCGTAGGGTGTTCTCCCCGGCAATCTCCTTGATGCCAACCTCAGTAGGTCCCATAGGATTGCCGGGTAAGTACGTTAAGATAAGCTCTTCCTTGTAACGGTCGGCCCACCCAACCGGGCGCAGTACCGCCGGAACAGTGAACACTCCGCCCTGTACTTGAACTTGCTTCTGCAAATCCGAGTAGGCTTGGCGGTATTCTGAACCCAACTGATAACCTTCACGCGGGTCCATAGACACAATCAAAAGCTTATTGCTTGGGCTAGGTCCTTGCATATACAAGAACACCTCATCCTCCAGCGCCTGCACGCTCAGGATTGGATATGGGAACGTCCATTTATGCCACGACGCTTGCATCTTAGCGCCATCACTCCCGCCCCACATAAACTCATAGACCAGCAGGCTATTACGCTCTCCAGACATGCGCGAGAAGGCCATATTGGTGACACTGGAGTTTTGCATCTGCAACACCCTACCTGGGATATACCGAGGTAGGTGCACCGTGGCATCCTGCGTAGTGTACTGCGCCGCGGTGTAAGGTGATGGGATTAGCTCCAGAATACCAGCGTAGCTGTCGTTGCGCTTATTCGGGTAGATTACTGTCTGCCCCGCCATTACCGGGGTAACACGGCTGTCACAATCATAGGTGCTGGTAATACTAATGCTTGCGTTAGTTGGCGTAAGTACTGCCGAACCCGGCACAACCGCCTGCATGCTGTTAGCAAACAGGACCAAGTCCCGGTTGAACTGCACAGCGGTACGGTACACAGAATCCTGGGCAGACGCAGAGCTAATGCTGATACGGTCCGTATCCAGCAAGGACGTCACAGTAGAGCGGTAGAAGCGTTGATACAGGCCCGAGGCTGACATATCCACGGAGCTACCACTAAGCAGGACCAGGCGGCCCTGGAAAGCTGCAATACCAGTGATGTAGCCATTCTCGACGAACCCAGGATTACTGTTGTTATCGTCGTTGCCCGCTAAGCGCCCCTCCCAATCCCGCGCAATGATGTTGTCATCCGCGGCGAGCTCTCTGGGCATGTTCGTAATCTTGGTGATGCTGCCGTACGCCCCAACCTCAGACCAGGTGCGGGTACTGTAGCTGAACTGGTACCATGCTGTCTCAGACGAGGCAGTACCTACACGGCACATTGCTCCGTCAGCTTGCGCTGGGAGCTGTGCAGGCAGGTCCTGCTCCTGGTCTACACGAGATTGGTTGGACACCACAGCGTAAGTATCACCAGCGTCAGAGGATACCACGCAGTTACTCAACCCGTAGAAGAACAGGTACGCGCCACGTACGCTCACGTTCCCAGCTGGCAACCCATTCGCTACAAGAGAGTCCCGCAGCTGCTGGGCGACGTAGGCACCGGATACCTCCTCAGCGTTGCCGCTGGTGCTACCGGCAGCCGGTGCAGTGTAGTCCCCAGTGTAGTCCACCCCAGCAGAGGTAACGGTGACGTTCCAGCGTTTCTGGAATGCTGCAGACTTAACGTAGAAGAACCCAGTGGTGCTGGGGTCAATACGCCCAGTGTTGTCCACGGTTGTGTTCGGGGCCATCTCAGTATTCAGGATATAAGTCAATCCAGCAATACTTGCGGTCTGCAAAGAGGTCTGGCCTACGGTGGTAACAAAGTACGGGTCATTGCCGGAATTAAGGATGGTCTTTCCATTCTTAGCCAGCAACCACCAGTTACCGTTGCTGGTGTTAATCAGCAGGTGCCTACCGTCAGTCCCACGCTCTACGTATTCAGTGAACAGGGAATCAAGCCCAGGGTTATCGATTGTGCTTTCCCAGACAATCTCACCCGGCGGTCTACGGCGGATGCCGGAAACCGGGTCGCTGAGCATATTCAGCTGCGCCCCCAGTTGCCCTGGTTGGCGCTCTCTTGGAACCTGCTGGGAGACCCCCTGCAGCAAGCTCTGTATAGTACCTTCTAATGATTGCGCCATAACCTCTCCTTAAACCATAAAACGAGCGCGGCGGATTCTGCGTGCAAAACGGGTCTTGCTGGTGCTGAACTTCTGATTGCGCAGATGCTCGCGCAGCACCATGCTCTTGTACCGCTCAGCTTCCTGTGCGTAATTAGCGTAGTTGCTGTCGCCGCCCAGGTCGTTTAAGTATACCTGCGCAGCGGTGTAGTTAGCCACCCACATAGCGGCGTGCTCCGGCAGGTCCTCAAAGGCCAAATCCAGTACCACACGAATACGCACAGGTGCATCGAAGTATTGGTTCTGCTCTACCAGGTCGTATAGGTTCCCGTCACGTACCCCGTACTTGGATTCTGAGCAGGCGTCATATACAGCCAGCTGGTTCCACGGCACCTTAATCAGGCCGTCGGTGGTGGGCGTAACTTCGCGCTCCACTACGTTAAACCAGAATCCCGTGCTGAGCAATCCACGACGGTTACGTGCGAGTGCAGAGCGGGCTAACCCAGCGCTAGGGTTACTAGTGTTGATGTCCATAACGCGAGACTCCCCGAGGGCTTCCAACGTCAGGTTCACAGCGTCTAATTCTCTCATATTTGTTCCTCTATTAAAGACCCCTTGGACCTTTAAGACAGGGACAAAAAAAAAGCCCCTGGCACCCGAAGGCACCAGGGGCGCGTATTACTCTTCCACAGTATCAGCGGCTACGTCAGCCGCCTTACGGGTTTTCTTGGTAGCCTTGCGGCCAGATTCAACCGAAGCCACCTGGATGTTCTTAGCTACATCGGTGGCGGCCTTAACCGCCTCCCGCTGAGCTGCATTGGCCTGGAGAGTCTCCAGACCGAACATAGCGATTACTGCCATTGAACCTCCAATTAGGCCGTCTTGGTGGTGAAGGTGAACTTGGTCACTGCAGCGGTGTCCGGACGACGCAGACCGATGTTGTACATCGCGTAGCAGTCCAGAACGTTGCTGAACTCACGCTCATCGTCCCAGATACGGGAGGTGAACGGCTTGGCCTCAACAGTCACCAGGGTCTTGGACTTGCTGAAAGTCACCATACGGCACAGCGCGTCGTCAGAGGTGACGGTGTAAGCAGAGCCCAGCGGGTGCGTACCGGCAGCGGTCGGGAACTCGGTGCACTCAACTACAGGCACTCCGTTCATCTTCACTACACGGCGGTCTTTGTAACCGTCGTTGTTGGATGCGCCAAAGTCCAGGTTCAGGAGCTTCGGATGCTCCAGCAGACGCGAGTAGGTATCGACATCCACCAGGGTAATCATGTCCGCCAGCGGGGTCTTGCGCTTGATGAGTTCATCAATACCAGCCTTGTGGGCCAGGTTGATGTTCATGGCGTTAGCCTCCATCTCAGCCTGAGTCAGCTGCGTGGCGGTGGTGGTGCCCGGAACCAGGATAGCTGCGCCTACCTCGATACCGTCGTTGAACGCCGGTTTCAGGTGCGCCGGTGCAACCCACGAACGACCCTTGATGAGCTGAATCAGGTGCGCCTGGTCGAAGGTCTCTGCGAACTCGGAGCCGTTGTTCTGACCCAGCTCGGTCAGGAAGTCCGGACCGGTCCAGTCATCCTGGTAGTCGATCGGGTTACGGATATACAGCACCGTATCCACCACGATAATCATCTTATCGTTACGGACCGGAGTGCTATCCAGCGCCTCACCGGAGCGACGACCTTTCACCGAGGAGGTGTTCAGACGGTCAATACGGTAGGTGTTGGAACCGCTGATAGAGCGCTGGCTGGAGAGGCCCAGGAACAGAGCCTGGTACTGGAAGCGGGTATCCACTTCGTTCTGGTACACTTCCAGGTGAACGTCTACATCAGACTGCGCGCCTGCCCAGTGAGGTCGGGTCAAGCCAGCTTTATAGATGGTATCTGCCATATATTACTTTTCCTTTTAAATGAGATTAAAGACCTACGCGCTTACCAGCTTCACGGCGTGCGAGCAAATCATTATAACGTTGACTGAACTGCGGAGATGCCAAGCTACGGTTGCCCGCTTCCTGACGGAGTTTGGTATATTCTGCGCGGAATTCCGCAGCAGACAGTGCATTGTTGCTGGCTACACCGCGTACCATTGGGTTCTGTGTCTTGATAAGACCCATATCCCGGCAGAAGCTTGCCACCAACTCAGCGGCCTGTTTGAGCTCACCCGAGTTAGCTAGTACACGAGCTGCGTTACGCAGAGGTTCAGGGGCCTTGGAATTAAACAGCTGCGCTGCCACCTCCCAGTTCTCCTTCCCACCCACAACATCGTAAGCTTCCTGTACTGCCTTGGTGGCTTGACCAACCTGGTCTTCCAGGTACGCTTTAGCCAGCAACTCTGCATAAGCAGCGTGCTCTCCGAAACGTTCCTTAATGAAGGCCGTATCGATTAGGTTAGGGTCCTGATACTCCAGGGCCTTGCCAAGTGCCCGCACCATATCAGAGTCAGTTAACCCAGAGACTTTCTGCAACATGGCTACCCCGGCGTCAATCGTCGGATTGCCTGTCTTAGCCAGCTCCTGGGGCTGCTCTTTAGCGCTATCGCCACCCTTATCCAGGGCCGCTTTTAGGGCTTCGATATCCAGAGGAATCTTAGCAGGGTCAGGGGAATCTTTGCCCTGTTGCTGCTGGGTAGGGGTCTGTGCATCCTGCACGCCTTGATTGTTCGGGGCGCTAAGGGGAGCACCTAGGCCCGGAATCTTAGGGCCACCTTGGTTCTCTACCTGTGTAGTTTCTACGTTCTGACCGTTTTCTACGTTATCCATCTATGCCTCTGTTGTTAACTTGGTAATAAGCCCAGCTGCTTACCTGCTACTGTCGGGTCCGCTGCTGTCAAGCCCTGGAGTTGGTCCTGCGCGGCACCTGCGGATACATCGGCAGACGCATCCTGAACCTGTTGCTTCTGCTGCAGCTGCTCTTCGGTGTACATGAACGGCTCGCTAACGATACCGTAGGCGTCGAAGTACCAGTCTACGCACGCATCCTTGTTGAAGCGCGGAGTAATCTGCTCAAGCACCGGAATAGCCAGCTGCATGGATTGTGCCGCCTCTAGCAGCTTATCCGCCGCCGCGGCTTTAGCCAGTGCAGAAGTACCCACCGTAACGTTGATGCTCACTACACCTTCGCTGAGATACAGCTTAAAGCGAGGGTACACCAGTGCAGTGTACAGGTACGCCAGCTTACGCAGCCAGGTGTCGCTCAGGATACTGAACCCGCCACCCATAGCAGCTTCCGCCTCTTTGGCATTCTGGCGAATCTCATAGGCCGTGACGCGCTCGCCCTGCCGGGAGTTACCGGTGTACATAAACGCACGCGACAGTTTCTGTTCGAGCATCTGAATGTTGCTGGCAATCCACTGAATCTTCTGGGCAGAGCCGCCCTCGTAAGCAGTGACAGGGGACTTGCTATTCCCGTTAGAACCGCCGCCACCAACCTGCACAGCCTCACCCGTCTCCGACGTTGAGAACTCGTCCACATCCAGACCGGAACTTGCGTCAATCAGCGGGATTAACCGCGCAGACTCAACCTCGTAGTTAGTTAATGCTTCCGATAGCACCGACAACCGAGCAAAGTCCCCAGCGTAGTCCTCTACCAAGCCGCGCCCGTAGTGCTCGCCACTAACAAGGTTCCACACCAGCACGTTGTAGGGAAGCTCCAGCTCCGGATAGGTGCTGCTGTCTCCGATACGGTGCCCGTCTGCTTCTTGGTACACCTCGTAGCTTACTACCTCTACACCGTCCTCTGTCCGCTTAACTTTGCGACAAGCGGCAGTGTAGATATCAACGTCGCCGTATGGGTCTTTGTCACGGTAGAAGGTGCCGCGGAAATCTTCGGGCAGGTCCTGGACGCTTGCGCGCTCTCTGATAATGAGTCGCAGGACGTTACCGCTGCCATCCCTTCGAACGGTAAAGTTACGGACTGAGTAGACGATGGATTTACCTGTCCGCTCATCAATATACTCCAACGCGTTACCTGTAACTAGCAGCAGCTTCACAGCTTGCAACTTCGCAGCATAACCGTCTTTCTCAAATACTTTCTGTGACGCCGTGTTCTCGACCTCGGCCAGCTTAGATTCTGCTGTAGCTGAACTACCCAGCGAACTAATGAACTCGTCCAGGTCCGAACTCTTGGAGAACCGGAAGAAGCTAGTGCCCTGCGGGAACAGTGCCCCCACAATTTTAGTGGCTGCGGTGTTGACCAGCTGCGCGCCAGTGCTCTGGTAGTCACGCTCCAGCGGCCTGCGTCTACCGTCCAGGGAATCGTCCCGGGTAAAGATAGTGCTGAGCGTCCACTGCGCGAACTTCTCTGAGGCATCCAATACACCCGCGTCCTGGTCCTTCTTAAAGAGTTCTGCTAATGTTGCTTTTTGTTCCAAGCTACCCCCTTACAGGCCCAGAGGATTGCTCTGCCCTGCTTGTCGCCGTTTCTTCTGCTCAGACGTAATTGCATCTGCAGATGCAGAGGCAGCCCCTGCAGGGTCAATCTCAGCAATGTTATCTGCGGCGCTATTAGCCTCTAAGGCAGCCTGTTGTTTAGCTGCGCTGGCCTGTTGCTCTGCCAAGCGCTGCTGCGCCTCTAATCCTGCGTTGTCAGTAAGGCCTAGCATATCCGTGGCCTTGCCTAACAGTTTACCTAAACCACCACTCATTCTGACCTCACTAAATGATAAGTTGTTTTGTACGTGTTACTAGTCGTGCTCCGGCTAATGGCGATACGCCCAGCGCGCATGCACTTGGCTATTGCGTGCAGGCCCTGCATAATCACAGACACTGCCGCGCCGTTGTCCGGTTTCAATACGAAGAAGTCTGTATACAGCACAGGCTCTACGTAATGACAGTCCTCTACAGCCTCTGGGTAGTAGCTGACAGCACCTACTAAGTCGCCATGGGAGTCATAGACTCCTAGTATATACTGTTTACCCAGTATACTTCCCAACACCCTCCAGTAGTGCTGCTCAGGGGCCAGGCCCCGACTAATGCCGTGGCCCAGTTCATGCAGTTGCTTCACTGCGTCTGTAATGTCGTCAGACTTATACAGAACCTTGAGAGTGTAATCGGAAGTTTTACTAGTGTGTTTTAACTTCATTCCTACTCCGGTAACTTCATTTATCAGCAGAAGAAGAAAGGTGATTCTAGCACTTGCCGGATGTCCAGAGTACCTACCTCTGGCATATCCAAATCCGTCAAGTCCGCCCCAGCTGCTGCTGCCGCGCGAGTGATATCCCCAAGAAGGTCATGCTCTTCGTAGAGACGCACAAACTGCTCGCGGATGTGCCGGTGCATGGTATCAACATCGGCTGCATGTGTAGCTAGGGAGTCGTGAATCGGCACAATGTCCAGACCCTCGGCGGCACATAGAACCATCATCAAGTGCGTACTATCCAGGCTGTGCACAAAGTTCGGGGCAATACCCGAGGCTGCCTTGCGCTTGTTGCAGGTCTTGAAATCCCGATTATGCACGCGCATGATTGTGAGGTTCATACAGTCAATTCGTACGCGCACTTCTTCACGCTGCGTGTAGCGGTTCATTACAAGCCCGCCAAGCGGCGTATACCACTGCAGGTGCTGGCTTGCCTGTACACGCCTAGCGAGGTTCTGCAAGTACGACATAACCGCCGCAGCAGCAGGGTTTGCCTCCTCGATAGCGGCGCGCATACGCGGAGCCAGGTAGCACGACAGGTTCCATAGACTATTAGTCTCGGTACCCTCGTACCCCTCAGCGCAGGCGCCTTCAAAGATGTAGTCGCTGCAGCTACGCACCGTGGCGCTGTAGAAGTAGGTCATACTGGGGCGCTTGGTCATGCTGCGGGTGATTTCGTTCTCTCTCCAGTACGTGCTCTGGATAACGAAATCCTCCTTGTCCAGGTCCAGTATCACCTTCTCGTCCGTGCGTCGCTTCACGTCCATATACAGGTCCGCTTTCTTGTCGTTACCCTCCCAGTACAGGTTCGTCAGACGACCGCCTACCGGGTCTCTCAGGAGCGCTGAGAGGTGCTGTCCACCTGAGTTCGTAGCGTCCATAGCGACTGGGATTCGGCTAATATACTCTTCTGGGCATCCAGAACGAATAGCATTAACCAGGTCGATAGCGGCGGCCAAGAAACACCAGGGGGAGTCCGCCTTGGCAAAAGCAGGGCAATCAAACGGAGAGATTGTGAGTTGCTCAATCTCTGCAAAGTTCGCATCAGCCCAAGCTGCACGGTCTTCGAATAGGGTTTTGTCATAACCAAAGCATGTAGCGACGTGCACTTTGAGCCAAAATAGGCCACGCTCCCCCAGCGGCTTACCACGTCCGAATTCAAGTAAGGCTTTCTGCAAATCAGAACCTTGGGGGTGCAGCGAGGACTTGAAGTACAGGCGGTAGCGCCAGTCCACACAAGTCGGGAAGTACAGGGCTTTCTCATCTTTGAATTCCTCTGCCATTTCCAACGTAGTCAGAAGGCTTCGCAATTGCGATACACGCTTACGGTCGGCGCTGTACCATAGAGACATACGCGTCTTCCACTCACCGAAGCGGTCAAGCTCTTCCTCTGTGTAGTTCTCTTTAGGAACCCCGTCCAGATACCACTCCGGTTTCGGTTCCGGTACTGAGCGCGGCATACCTATCCCAACACCCAGGGCCCGTGCTTCTTGCACCAGTTCCAGTATGCGCTTATTAATACGGTACGGGGTTTCCTGTGCCTTATTAAGCGCCTTTTTGATGCCATCCGCGGATTTAAATGCTTCCGCTACTTCACGGAGACGAGCCCTGTCAATGTGCGAGTTATGGTAGGTTCCGCGATTGTCGATAGGTGTGAGGTACCCACCATCCCACAGAGTAGTGTGCTGCACCGGTGGTACCAGCATAGGTGGCTTCATGGTTACGGTATCAGCGGACTCTACCAGTTTCTGGAAGGCCTCCATAACGTCGTCAGCCGGATAGAGCATGCTCAGATTCCCGCTACAGTTCTTCCACTGGAACAGTCCCGTCTCAAACACTGCGGCACACAGCAGACGCCCTACGGAGATGTTCTGGGCATTGGTCCAAGGCTCGTGCCCATAGTGCACGTTCTCAGCACTGGCACGGAGCGTACGCAGTATGTGCGAAGGGGACTTCGTACGGCGCTCTGTGAGGTACTCATATACTCGGTCCATGTACGCTGGGGCCACATTACGTAACTGCAGTGCCAGTAGCTCCGACTGCACGTTCCGGCCCAGCGCAGACATTACTGCCTGTGCAGTCTGGCGGCGACTAGCGGACTCGCCGGGGGCGACGCTGAACGCCTCAAACATTGTGCACAGGCTAAGGGTGGTCAGGACATCCAAGGGGATTAAGCGCAGGAACCGGCGATACTTGCCACCAATGCCCGGGGCTTTGACATTTCGCATCTCATCGATAGCAGCAGCAGCCACCCCGTATGCTGAGGTGAGCATACGCTGCGTCATAGGCAGGTTCATAATACCACCGTTCTGCAACGCATCCGTAATCAGCTTACGTGCCCGCTCGATTCCGCGAATCTTATAGGCCTCTTCAAGCTCCAGCTGGCGTTTCACCAGCGCTTCCTCTGGTACTACAACCGTATTCAGGGCGCTAATCATAGGCGCTTAGTCTCCTTGGTTATGTCCGGTACTTCTAACTACTGATTGCGACTTACCCAGAGATTGTACATCTCCAGGTAGTTTTTAGCGGCGAGTTCGTCGCCGCGCTCTACTGCTTTCTGCCACATCATGTGGCACCACTCACTTGGCCGCACTATCCATCTGCTCCAGTTCTAGAATAAATAACGCACAGCAAGCGGCGTGCGCCAGGTGCGGTAAACCGCTCTCCGAGTCTAGCGTCTCTCCCATAGCGTGTGCTGTGAGGTGCCGCAGTAGTGCGGCCTTGTAGCGGGACTTACCTTCGGCCACTGTGTGCCAACTGTGTGCCGCATACTTCTGGGCCCCGAAGGTCAGCACATCACTGATACGCAGCAACGCATTCGGGCACCCATCCAGTAACAGGTCCATTCTGGGTTTGCCTGCGTCATACTTCATGCCTGTACCTACTGCGCTCATGCTAATTCCTCCACCCCGTGGGATTTTAAGTCTGTTCGATGTGCTGCTGCGCCATAGTCACATACAGCGTAAGTGGTAATACCAAGTCCGCGGAAATGCTCAATCACCGCGGGGCTGTCGTCCCAAGCCGCCACAATGTTTTCCAGCCCGACTTGGTTACGCAGAAATTCCTCTTTGATGACAGTATCCTTTCGGTTGTCGCTGTGCGGCCTCATAACCAGCTCGGAGTACATAACGAAGTTACGCTCCAGCCAGGCCTCTGTTTCCGCTCTTACTATATCCGAGCGCCCTGTCAAGATAATAACTCGCAACCCTGCCCGCACCATGATGTTGCACACTTCAATAGTGCTATGGATAGGGCTGTCATCCTTCGAGGCCCGGTTGAATTCGTTCCAGCTGTCAGTCAGATGCAAATCCACAGTAGGCAGCAAGTGCAAGCGATGTGTACCATCAGCCAGCGTGCCGTCCAAATCAAAGATTACTGCCTTCACTTAATAGTCTCCCGTGCTTTGCGTCGTGCCCGGGCCTTGCGGGCCTTGAGCTTCTGTGCCTGTGCCAATTCTTCCGGCGTCTTGTGCGTATAGTATAGCATATCCGTGGGTTCACGGTCTAAGTAATCGGCGACCCTACGTAGAGATTCAGCAATAGCCCTAGAAGATTGCATGCTACCAACAATCCAACGCCCAGCGGCAGATGCCACTTTGCCTTCCCCTCCATTGCACGAGCGATGAAGAGCACCCCGAATACGCCCAGTAATATGATCGTGGTCAACGACAACAGAATCACCAGTTACCCCCTTGATTGTGAAGTCCAAAGGTTTGCCACAAAGGAGGCAGATACCTCCCTGGTCTTTGGCAAGCTTAATAGCCACGGAGCGAATCTGTGCCCGTGTAATCTTTCTTAGGGCCATAACTCAATCTCCCCGACTACATCCAGCAGAGCATTGTCGTGAATGAGAGAATCCAAATGCTCAACCGTTCTTCGATGTGTTTTGGGTGCTCGTTCACGCAGCGCATCCAGAATAGTTTCAAGTTCATCATGTTTCCCCTCATAGTATAACTCAATCGCCCGCAGGCTCATTTCCTTCGCAGACATCTTCGCCATTGTCTGGGTGCTCCTGTATCCACTGTATATGCTGTTTATGGTACTCGTGCAGCGAATGCACCCAGTCACGTAGACTGGGAGTAGTCAACAGTGACATCAGATACTGATAGGCAGAATCTGATTGGGAGCGTCTCAGCCACAGGCATTCTGCCTCTGCGAGTACGTCTTGGTTGTTTCGAGCATAGGCCGCTACAACGAATTCTGCGGCGTCCTGCTCCGAGGTAATAGGGTAGATAGCATCAAAGGCCGTTCGCTTCCCACAGAGCTTCCCATCAAGCAATGTGATACCTTTGACGTTATCTGCGTCATCTCCTGCTAGCATCTGCCACCAGAAGAACTTAGTGCCGTGCGCTCGTACCGGCATAGCCTGGGTATCGTCCCACTTAATCCAGCCGAAGGGGTTATCCAAGGCAGGCCACACGGTTCCGGTAGGGATATCGAACCGAGCCATAGGGCTGAGCCAAGAATCCTTGTCCTGCGACATCAGGATTCCCCGGTCCCCGAAGCTGTACGAATCCATTACAAAGAGGTCGTCGGCCTCAAAGTAGTCACTGCTTACCACCTGTATGCCATGCTCAGAATACTGGTCCGGGTTCTCAATCAGGTGCCGCTTCAACGGTGCCTTGAGTGGCAGCTCCTGACGCTTATTGCGGTTCCCTTGGTAAGGCTTAGCCGTAGGCAGGTGCCAGCGCAGGCACTTAGCACACCCCGTAGGCGTCAGATACGCCACTGCTTCTGAGCAGCCGACCAGGAACATGTCCTCAAGCAGTAGCTGATAGAAGCGGCGGATTGCAGTGTCCAAACGTTTCACTGTAGCGGCAGATTTATAAACTGTGAAATCCGCGTCGTACAGCAGAATCTTCCCAGAGTTCTGTGGAGCTAACTGCTCCCCGAGCTGGGACAAGTCAACCCCGTTGATAATCATTAGCGCCCCGTAATATCACGGGCCTTCTTGTCGGCCCAGTTAACCCAACGCTCTGCCCACTTTGCCTTGCTGAGCTTGTCGCCCAGGTAGCATAGTCCTGCCAACGGAATCAGTGGGAGAATCAAAGCTACGTAAATTGCGCGAGATACGTACAGCATCATTAAATCTCCAGTCTAGCTACTGATTTAGCTGCCAACTTCACCTGCTTGCGGGTAGGTTTAGCGGCCCAGCGCACCACATACATGGCGTCAGGTTCGTCCTCTCGGATAAAGGTTACGTACCAGCGGTTGCAGGCATGTTCAGCATAAGGTGCCATAAAGCTGTGTCTAGGTGCAGACACCTTTACACGTACGCTCATGCTTAAATCTCCAAATTGGCGGTAAAAGCACGGATTGCACGGGTTAGCACAGATACACCCTTTGCGCCGCCTACCACGCTAAGCGCCAATGCCATTAACGTCAAGCCAACTGCGAGTAGCGCCAGCGCAGGAACTAAGATTATGTAGGATATAAGTTTACGCATCATTTACCCTCCAGTTCAGAAAGCACCAGCACGGTGCCGAGCATGTCCCCGATTACTTCCGGAGTACGCAGACTCTGGTCTGTATCGTAAATACAGGAACCAATCTCAGCCAGCCCGATGCTGAGGGTACCTACAACGCGGATAAGCACGAGGTCATCACCACGTAACTTATCGGCGTGTGCCGCCAGGTCGTTGTGCTCCTTGAAGGCTGTAGCAGCCAGCTCCAGGTCCATACCGTACAGGGCCGCCAGCTTGTCCAGGGCGGCGTAGACTTCATCAAGCTGAGAGTCTGCTGCATAGTCAGACGCTGAGTCGTACACCACAGAGGCTACAGCTTTAGCGAGTTTCTTGTATGCGTTCAGTACTTGGTCCATTAGTCAAATCCTTTCAGTTTGTGTTTTTGAATGAAGGCGTGTGCTTTGGTCTCAGTGGCCGTAGCCTCTGCGCCCAGGGCGTATGCACGGCGCCGGGACTTGGCGCACTGGCGAGTCAGGTGGTAGCGGTGTGCACTAATCTCATTACCCAGAAGGCTCACCCTGTGTGCGTGAGAGTTAGCCGCCCAGTGCCAGTCATTTGCTCGCTTCTGCAAACGCTGTGCACGCAGAAGCAGAAACACGGCGTACTGTTCTTTGGCCCATGTGATTATGCGCATTTATGCCCCCAGGAAGTTCGCTACTTCATCACGCTTAGCGCGCAGTTTGTCTGCCTGCTCGGCATGCTTCGCCGCTTCATCTTTGCTGTGCTTGGAGGCTTCTACGCGCGCCTCGGATTGAGCGGCCAGACGCACGGCGTCGTCTGCGAACTTAACTGCCAGCTGCTCGTTAAACTGCGCTTTGGCATCGGCCCGTTTAGCTTCGGCCGTGTAGGCTGCGCTCAGGAGTTTGATAAGGATGTTGATGATGTTCATAGGCTTCCTCTAAGGCCCCTAGGCGGGGCCATATTAGTTAGGAGTAGGGTTGATTAGGCTTGAGGCGCAGCAGGCGCTGCTGGAGCTGCTGGAGCTGCAGGGGCCACTGGTGCAGCCGGGGCTGCCGGTGCTTGCGGTGCAGCGGGAGCCGCCGGTGCAGAAGGAGCAGCAGGTGCCTGCATAGCTGCCGGGCTCGGAACAGAGCCAGCGTTAAGCATAATATCCAGAGCACTGCCCGGGAAGTCTACGGCCTTGTACATATCCTCCTGAATCCAGTTCTTGCTCTTACCGTCGTCGAAGGTGCCTTCGATGTGCAGGCTATCCCAGGTCTCTTTGGTTGGGTTGTTCCACAGGAACAGCTTAATCTCAGAGGCATCCAGCGCTGGCATCTGGATAGGCTCACCAGTGTTAGGGTCGAACTTCGGAATCGGGCGGATACCGGACAGGTCCACGATGTTAGACTTCTTGCCCGCGGCACTGGTATGCTCATCAATCGGGAAGGTGAAGGCCTGGCCCAGACGCTGCGCGGCATGTTTAATGCTGTTGTCGTAGTTGAGCTTGTCAAAGAATTTCTTGAAGCCTGCGCGCTCAAAGTTACTGATAGCCATCGGGTACGGGCGGATACGCTTCACTTCGCCGTTAGGGCCGAACACTACAATGCCGATACGTACGTTAGCCACTGCAGGCTTACCGGTAGGCTTACCACCCTTGGTCGGCAGGCGCTTACCGATTTCCACGTACTCGGTGAAGTATCCGTAGTACTCACCCTTTGGCAGCAGTACGTCCTCATACGCACCGCCCTGTGAGGTCTCGGTCATATCAACGTCCTGCGTTTCAATCGCAGCAGCTACCAGGGAGTTCAGAGTGTCAAGTGCATTCATAGTCATATAATTACGTCCTCGTTTAGTTTAAATGATATTTACGTGCAGATGCAGGGCTTATCGGGAGGCGGCTTTGAGGGCCGCCACCAAGAACACCAGAACTACTCCAACTACAATAGGTCCCCAGAACGGGAGCAGCACCCACAGCCAGGACCAGGCGATAACACCGGTCAGTTTCAGGGTTACAAAGATAAGACCCAGTACAGAACAGATTCCCATTTTCATCATCACCTCTATATTATTTAGAACGACCAACCCAACGACCATCGTCGTCGAGCAGCATCGGAATTAACTGCGGGCAACCCTCGGTGATTACCATCACACCCAGGATTGGTTTCTTGCGGGTAAGCCTGCCGTAAGCAAAGGCCATGCTCTTGCGGTCAATCAGACACCCAGCGTACGCACCAAAGTACAGCGCCGTAGAAGAAGCAGCATACTGAACCTCGAAGCGTCCATGCTCATGTCCCAGCACCAGAGAGGTGCGCTCATGGGATGCATTGAGCATGAAATCACCGCTGACTTGATGCTGGAAACGGACAGGCCCCAGCGGTGTATTGAGCACCCAAGCGTCGGCCCACGACCACGCCGGAGCACCATGCTCAGGGAATAAGATGTCCCGGTACTTCTTGATAAATTGCACTGGCAGACCGTGAGCTTTAGCGCGGCGATATACGAGTGAGCCGTGATTGGAATCGCAAACCAGCAGGTTCGGGAACAGTTCATGCAGCTCCTCCAGTACGAGCTTAGCTTTCTCCAGCTCCACCCCGGCACTATCCAGGTTCGGGTCAGAGTCGTGGAAGCTGATAGCGTGCCCATCGGTTTCGTCACCGACCTGCACCACCATGTCCGGACAGTACGCGTCACGTACACTCTCAAGGAACGGCATAGCGTCTACGTGGGTATACGGAGCATGTAGGTCCCCGACCACCAGAATGCGGTGGCACATATCCGGCACCACCGTATTCCCGATATCATCCGTAGGGCTCGGTTGGATTAGCTTGCGCGCTTCCTGCAGCCCCCGATTGGCGCGCGCCTTGCTTCCGTTGTTATCCATGAAGATACTGCGCCAGTAACGTACAAGCTGACGGGACACCACGCACTCTGCGGTACCAAGGGTGCTATAGTATTCAGCAGTCTCCTTGTACTGTGGTATCTCCCCATAAGCCAGTAGTACGTTATATGCTTTAGCGGCAGTAGAGTTATCCAAGTACTGGCCCAGAATTGCCTGGTGCTGCTCTTTGGTGAATAGTTTGATTAAACTAATTTTAGCCAAGGTTGCCTCTCTTGTGTTGTTCCTACTCGTATCACATTAATTCTCGGGGAATCACAGAATCAAGCCAGAGTCAACAAATAATTTTATTTAATTATTTAGTTGACCCCAGCGTATTTATGTGTTACCCTAACACCCTACACCACCCAAGGGTACACCTATCACTACTCCACGATAAGTTTGTACTCCCCTGGAAAGAAGGTTACACCATCCCCAGGTTCTTCTGAACCATTCGTAGGGTCTATAAGCTCTACCTCCCAAGTTTCTTCGCAATAAGAGATAACCCGGTGCTGTGAACCAGGCACGAAGTAACTGCTCAATTCTGGACCGATAGGTTCTGGTCCCAGTTCTAATAACTCTACAATGCTGCCTGGTTTAATATTCATTCTACCTTCTCCTTACTGTACATGCTCGTACCCATTTCAGCTTCCGCCGGGAAGGGCACCTCACCAATGATACCGTAGTTAGGCCAGAGCTGGTGGATACGCTTAGGTGCATCCTCCATGCACTGCTTAACCAGCAGGCTCGCCTCACGTCCAACCTCCGGGTTGGCGCTGTCCAGATACAATGCATCGTGTACGTTCGTAATCAGGCACACCTGATTGTCGAACCAGTCACGGGCCAGGAGTGCGCGCAGGACCATACCGGCCGCCACTGCCATCAGGAAGAATGCTTCCCCCTGACACCAGTAGTTAGCCATCTCAGTTTCCTTGTAGTCCATTACCTTCTGCTTACGCTGCCCAGGCACAACTTCCTTCCACTGCTCTTTCTGGCGGAAACTGTAGCGGGCACCGGCTGGACTAGTCCACGTCCCAATGCGGTAGATTCGGTAGCTGCCGTCGTCAGCCTGCTCCCGGTACATGCGACCCTCCGCACCGGTACGCTCTACCTCTTCCTTGACAATAGCGCGGAAGCCGATGGTTGTTGGGAACATACGCTCTTCGTTATCTAGGAACTCTTGTGCGAATTCCACTGTACAACCCGCAGCGAAGGCTACACCCCTTGCGGAAGCCCCATACTGCGCAGCAAAGCTAGGGGTCTTGATATGCGAACGCTTTGTCTTCCACGTACTATAGTCTTGGTAAGTCTTATCGTGACAGCGGTAGTACACCTCGTCGTAATCCAAGCCTTCACGGAAAGCTAGGCGGTAACAGTGCATATCCGTACCACTCTGCAGCAGTCCCAGCAGTTTCTTGTCACCCGTGTGTACACAAGACATAACCACTTCCAGTGCCGAGTAGTCAACCTCAGTGATACGTCCGTTGTCCCCGAATCTGCTGGTGAACACCTGCTTCACCTTGGATTTAGCCACACCGTCGCCATCCTCATCCGGGCGGGGCAGGTTCTGCAAGTTAGGGTTAGAGCTACTCAAGCGCCCGGTTACGGTGGCGCAGGTATTAAGGCGGTGGTGAATGATGCCGGAACCATCGGGACGCTCCGGGATTACGTACTGCAGCATCCCCTTCCGCTCTTTGACCTTACCTTCTGCGTCCAGGACCTCTCGCAAATAGTAAGTGCCGGTATCCTTCTCCAGCGCCGCCAGCTCGTTCACCAACTTACAGAACTCGAACCCCTGGCGAGCCAGTGCCTCCATTGCGTCAGTGCTGGTGCTGTATACTGGCGAGCCGTCCTGCAGGGTGCGCGCCTGCCGGAACTCTCCGCGCTCTGCGTACTTCTCCCGGATAACTTCTGGTAGCTCCTGGATGTTCACCAGCCCCGGGCAGAAGTAAAGGTCGTCCTCCCACTTGAGCTTCTCCTCCTCGGTATCAAGGCGGAACACTTTGGGTAGTCCCTTGTTCTTGCCGGACTTATACAGCGTCCTTGGGTATGTCCACTCAGGCTGCCAGTCGGACACATCAATGTACTGCAACGTTCCGTTGACGTCTGCTAAGTATGCGTCGTACTTGACGTACTGCGGAGGGTCATATGGGACCTTCTTGCGATACTTGATAGGCCCACCGTATACTAGTGCAGACATATGGAAGTCCGAGCCGAAGTTAAAATCCAGCGTCTCCGGTAGGTCATTCGGGATGTACTGCTGCAGCTCCTGCTTAATCTCACGGATGCGCTGCTCCTGCTCCTCCTGGTTCTTGCGTGCAATTGGCATATTAACGAACAGGCCGAACCATTCGCAGTACGCCCAAGCCAGCAAGGCATCCATACGCTCCCACACGTACTGCATCTGATTGCGCTGGGCGAACGTAGCGCACTGGCCGTAGAAGCACAGGGCCGTGTTCGGTATGTCCCCGTTAACCAGGTAGTCATGCAGCAGCATCGGGTCAATCTGGGAGGTTAACACACCCTGCTCCCATAGAATCTTAACCCCGTCTACTTTGTGCGTACCACCGTACTTAGGAGCCGTCTCGTCCAGTGACGGATACATGCTCTGAAAGTCCGAGGCGATGTATTCCCCGTGCATTGTGCAGAACACCCTGCCGCCGCGCTTGAGGAACGCCTCAAACTGCTGCCGCTGGTACGTGAGAAACCAAGAAATCTCATAAGCTGCGTTGTGCGCAACAATAAGCCAGCAATCCTCGGGGATATGAAACCACCGGCAGCCTTCTGCTGCACTGTTTCCCGCCAAGAAATCAGCTCTTGAATTGAAGCGCACCGATTGAGTCGCGCCAACAGTGGTAGTACCGTCAGCCTGTGTCGTGTCGATACGCCATGCGGACTCAACAACATAGTTGTCAGGGCAGTATGGGCTTGCTTTAGAGCCGTAATATTCATGGTTCTCCGTCTCCAGGTCAATGTGCATTATACTGGTTGTCATTTCCACTCAGCCCTCCGAGCTTTATTGATAGCTAGATGCACAATCAGCTGGCTGCTATCCAGCGCGAATCGTTTACGGAAAGTACCTGCAGATGCAGCGTACGCCTTGATTACCTCTTCATCGAGATAGTTAATGTCTGACGGTTTAAGCATAGTAGCCTCCTAGTGTACCTACATAGCGCCCTCATAGAAGGCGCTAGGGAAGTCACCGGTTAATCTGGCCTTCGTCAAAGCGGCAACGACCCGGCTCGAATCCCACCTCGAATTGCAGGAGCGACTCTTTACCAGACAGCGCCATCTTGTTCTTCGGAGTACTGATACCACGGACGTTTTGCATGTGCGGCTGCTCGTTCCTGTCCAAGCACCCCATCATAATCGCCAAGTCCAAGGCACCTTGTACGCCAATCTTGCTCTGCTTCATAGCTGTGAGCGGCGGAAACAGCATGTTGTAACCTTCGAGTGAAAGCTGCATAGTGCCTACGATAGCGCAGTCATTCTCGCACCCGAGTATGCGCAGCTCCTGCCATTTCGCCTCGAGGTTCTGGTGCTCGGTCTCCATAGTGCCGCCACGGATGTTCGCCACCATGTCGATGATGATTACCGCAGGGCGCATCTCCTCCATGAGCGTGGATATCTGGGCCATAGTCAAGGAGTGCGCAGCCTTAACACGAATCCGGTCAGCCCTGCCTACTTTCTTGAGGTAGGCTGGCACGAACTCTTGCTTACTGTGCCGGTCCTTAATCTCAGCCAGAGTCCAGTGCAGCGCCGCTTGATATACCCTCGGCACTGTACGCGTCGCCGGACCCTCGTTAACCAGCCAGAGAATCGGGCGGTCCCCGTACACTTCCGGCTGCTGCTGCATTTGCTCAGCAAAATCCACAGCAATAGCAGCAAGCAGACTAGTTTTACCAGAGTCCACAGGAGCAGCCACTGCGATACAGTCCCCGCCGCGTAGACCTCGGATGTTGCTAGCGAGTTGCTCGAACACGCCCAGTTTAAGACCGCCGCTCTCGTCAGTCGCGGCAAGTATTTCGTCAACACTACCGCTCTCCCATTCAAGCAGCGAATCATGAACAGCAGCGCCGTCCCCGTACTTGCGCTGGAGGTGCTTCATTTCCAGCAGGTAATCAATCTCCTCACCGTCTTGGTAGCGCTGCGTAAGCGCCGCCACCTCCCCGCTGTAGGCCAGCTCATTCAGGGTCTGGACAATGCCCACCACAGAATCCTGCGGCACGGCTTGTACTCCCCGCATAAGCTCGTCCATGATTACCCTCTCTTCCCTGGATAGATGTCCAGCTCTGAGGTTTAGCATGCTCTGCATTGCATCCCACTGAACCTCCTGGTGCTCCGGGTACGTGTTCCAGTACAACCCCACCCAGTCTAGTAGGTTCGACGTATCCGGCGCGAGCATGGACTTGGGTATCTGTTCACGCAGTCGGTTCCACACCTTCTGCGTGCACATCGCTTTAACTACTATTAGGTCCAATTAAACCTCCTTCGGAACACAGATTGCTTTAGCGGTATACACCCTGAATGTGTCAAACTTCTCTTCGAACGCCTTGGCCGCCTTGTTGCAGGCGGCCTCAGTTGTGAACTCTTGCGTAGTCAGGGCGGCGAAATCTGTATCGCTAACCGCACTGCCATTAATCGCCATGATTAAAACCCAGATACCCATGTTCATTATACAAGCTCCACTCGAAGGTCGCCGTAAGGTGCACTAACGTCGTGGACGTAGTGGCGAAAGTATTCTAACTGCAGCCGACGCTTTGCATCTTCTAGCGCTAGGTGGTACTGGACCAGCTTGCGCCCCCTCTTGCTTACTGCGGCAGTGCCCACACTTTAGGTCGTGGGCAGAGCGATAGCCTTTACCACAATCACACACCTTGCTGATTACTTGTACAGTCATTGTAAAGCCTCCAGTATCTCTTTGATTTCTGCGTCCTTAGGGTCCGCAGCGAAGTAATGCTCACGGCACTGCATGAACGGACGCAATGCTCGGCGCGCCGCCGCTACCCCAGCGTGTCCCGCCGGGTCATTATCCAGCATCAGAAGCACTTCCGGGCGATTCTGAATCAGCCAGGCTCGCAGCTGCACGGGCAAGCGTGTACCCAGCATAGCTATAGCCTGCACGTTCAACGCACTGTAGCTCGTAACTGCGTGCTGTATCTTCCGGGCTGATAGATAGTCCTCGGTGAGCACGACCTTTAGAGGTGCGGCCGCAGCTACAGCCGGTGCTACGGCAGGTACCGCGACAGCGAACGCTACCGGCTGGCCGTACATTACCCACTTCGGTTGCTGCCGAGCATGCACTGCACGGCCCAGAGCAGCGCTTCCGACGCGGAAGATTATCCGCTGTTTCTCTTTGCTCCATTCTGCATCCTCCACCATTTCAGGCATGATTCCCTTTGTGGTCAGGAATCCGTAAAGAAAACTCTGCGTTTCCGCAGGCGCTTGGCTAATGCAAATTGCATCTGCAGGTGCAGAGGGCTGCACCCTCGGCTCTTCCTGTAACTGTATGCGCTGGTACTGCTTGTGCTCCTTACCCACCTGTTTACAGCGGTGGCAATAATATTCCCAGGCATCCGGGTTATTGTAGAGCACCCCGGCGGCGTCCCTGCCGCAGCATCGAAAGCGTGCCCTCTGCCCCACGGCTAAGCGCTTGCACGCTCTAAGCCAGGGCTGGTCCATTACGGCACCTCGTGTAGCACTATCCCTTGGTAGTTCTCGTAGATGCCACAGCGGTCCCCCACGTCATCTACAAGCTCGTAGAATGTGAAGTAATTAACAGACCCCATGACGTATTCACCCACCTCGGAACGGATAGCTGGGTAAATCTTGTTCAAGGTTAAGTCTGCTGCAGCAGGGTTGCGTCCCTTGTCAGTTACTACAATATTAACAGCCTTCATTGTGCTTTCTCCTTACGCTTGATTTCCATAGCCATGCGGCGCAGGTCGTGCGCCAACTGCAGCGCTGAATCTGGGTCGATGTTAATCCCAATCTCAACCTTTGCCCGAGTACTTCCCTTCCTAGGAATTACCCCGATATACATTAGACCTTCCCCATCCCCGTTATCCTTATCAAGAACTAGGCGCTGGTCATTTCCCGGGTCGCGCTTAGAGTTCATGTAGGCCACCGTGTCCGGGACCGGCGGCAGCTCATCCTTCGGTTCTTGATACAGCTCGAAGTTGAGGGCATACCAGGGGTGTTTGTCCTCGCGGTCTACCCACCCATCGACCTGTAGCCAGTAATCTCCGCTAACAGAAGTCACAGTGTAGTAGATGTCTCGGCCTAACTTAGACAGGAAGTTTTCATCTTTGCCACAGTCCTTTGTACGCACAACCTTATCACCAACTTTAAAAAGCTTAGACATAATCAACCCTCCACAATATTATCGTATCCGCCCCAGTCTTCTACTACTCGGGTGCCCAGTTCAATAAGTTCTTCTTTGAAGCCATAATCGGAGAACACCATGATGTACTCCGCCGCCTTCTCTGGATTCTCCTGCACCCAGCTAACCAGTTGTTGTTTAGAAAGCTGTGACACTACGCGGAACGCAGCCAGTAACTGTGGGTCCTCGTCCGGAGGCATGTCCCACGGCTGCCGTAAACTGAGCGTTGGCGTAGAGAGCCATTGGTCTGGCTCCACTACATTCGGGTCCCGCTCAATCGGCAGGTGCGAGAACGTACCATCTTGTAGCACCCGCTCAAGCACTTGCCCCAGGATGTTCAGGTCCAGCACCTCGTCCGGTGTGTGCTCGTGCATGTACCCTACACCGACGTTGGTGCACTCAGGAATTATACCAACGAACTCGGCTGAGTCAGTGTACACCCCCTTCTGTAAGTGCTGCTCAGAGCGTCCCAGGCGCTCTGCCAGGGTCTTGGCAAAGGCATCAGAGCAGCAGCGCATGTACCTTTGGTGCGTGATTATACCGTCGCCGCGCCGGTCAAAGCTAATCATCGCCTTTACCCCAGTCCAAAACCCGGTGTCATCCTTGACCGATGCAGCGCTGCCCTCACAGCCTACCTCCTCATCCACGAAGAAGCAGTAGCGTCCGTGCACACCCCGCCGCAGCATCTCCAGCATCAGGTAGATGCCAGCACCGCAGTCCGCCCCCAAGCAGTCAGCTTGTTGCGGATTCTTTACGAACAGCACGCCCTTGTTAGTGCAGCCGACGTCCGGTGCAGCGCTGGTTGGGCGGGCCACCGTGTCGAGATGAGACGTAAACGCTACGTCACTTTGCTCTGAGTCCCCCACCAGCACGAAGTAGTTCCCGTGCTTGTCCTTTACGTAGTGCATACCACTACCCAGCGCCTGCATAAGCAGAGGCTCAAACCACTTAGTGCTTGCCCAGCTAGGCCGGTGCGTTCGCAGTATCTGAAAGAGCAGCTGCATATCAATCCCATGCGGATTCAAGAACATTAAGCTGCCTCCTCTACTTCTTCTTCGTCATCGTTGCCCAGGTACTTCTCTCCCAAGCAATCAGCTGCATACTCAGTGAGAATTAAACCGTGCACTGGGTGCTCTTCTGCGTGCTCAATAAGCACCTGTCGGTCCTGTGCATACACCAGCTCTTCTTGGTCATACACTACCCCCTCTACCGAACAGTGCTCAATGTCCGCGTCATATACATAGGCGTTGTGATAATCAGACCAGGTGCATCCCCAGCGATTATACAGACCATCGCGCCCAACTACGTATACAAACTCCTCCTCTTCGACGCAGCCGTCGCAGACCATTTCACCGTCCGCGGTTTCGTGCATATCATCAACGGAGTAGCGCCCCTCGCAGCAGCAGCACCGAGCAGATTCTGTGCCGACGTAGATGTACCCTTCTGATTCTTGCGCCTCGTATTCGTAGTCGTCACGTATTACAAAGGCGTCACTGCCTTCTTCGTCTACGCCACACTGGCTGCTATCGAGATATGGCATCAGCACCGCGCCGTTGTAGGTTGGGTGCGGTATGCGCGCCAGCATTACCCCCTCGAGACATTCAGTGTTTCTGGTGTACCCATGCCCCCGCAGGATTGCATCCGCAGCGTTGCCGTAAGCACGGACGTACTCTTTGGTTTCAGGTTTTACGATTGCTCGTGCCTGCACTTCGAAGTCGTCCCCGAACAGCTCCCCGGTGTACTGTATGAACAGGCGCAGCCCATTATCCGGCAACCCGTGGCTGGTGGTAGCGTATGTCCGCACAGGGCTATGCTCAAATGAGTACCCGCTCATGCAGCTACCCGGGCCATTCTCGTAGGCGTCGTACCATTCCTGTTCGGTCTTGCACAGGTACGTTGTAGGGTCTACGTTCATAGCCTTGAGGTCTTCGATAGCATCGCGGAAGTCTACCCCGTTTCCGTAGTAGTTAGCGAGCCACTTACCGACGCGCATCTCTACGCAACGGTACTCATTAACTGCGGCGAAGTCCTTGTGCATCCGCGGCTGCCCCAGCATCACGATGGGCTCACCGTTGCGGAAACCAAAGCCCAACGGCACGGCGAATCTAGACACTACGAAACCGTGCAACTTCATGAGCATCGCAGCGGCGTTGCCATCGCGGAGGTGCCGTCCGTAATCGTAGCCAGTGTATAAGCGGCGCTGCTGCTCTTCTGGCGCAAGCATGATGCGCTCGAATAACTGCACGGCCTGCTTGTGCACCTTGTAACCGGTGAACTCTTCTACACTAGCAACTACGCGCTCAACCACCACATCATCGCCCTCATAGAAGTCGCGGCGGCGTTCCCAGAACTTGTTGTCGATGGTGATTCGCGCCGGGGCAAAGAGTTCGTAGAAAGTTCCGCAGTTATACAGGTCCACCCTTTGCAACGGACCAATAGTCCGCATCACATCGCGGTGTTTTGGGTGTAGTGCCCCGCCTATAGTCACCTCTAAGCCAGGCGTGAGCATGCTCACAGTGCGGAGACCCATAAGCGCCTGCAGTGGACCCTCATTGTGAGGGTGGTCCGCACCTTGCATTTGCAAGTCCTGGAACGGGGTCCAGTAATCACCGCTGGAATACATCGAACATTTCATTGGCAGTGCGTTTGCACCTTCCGGCAACACTACTTTCCACTCGATAGGTGCTGTGTTAGTCTCTTGCATTTTCATTTGCTCCTGAGTTAATAGAACTTCGTCGTGCACAGATAGATCAGCGTGCGTACCACTCAGCGATCTGCGCTTGCTTATAATATGCCCGTACTGCCGCCCTAAATCTTGTATATGCTCCACGATACCCGTACCGTAGCAGTGCTGCGACCACATCAAACTCAATGTGCTCTTGCAACTGCCGCGCGGCAGATTCTGTATACTCACGATAGGTTGTGAGCACCACCGTAGAGTCCTGCCTACGAACTCGGAGGAGTCTACGCTCGACTGGTACGATTTTCTTGAGTTCATTAGGAACCTCTTTGAATGTTTCCCAAGTGCAGCCGCACTTGCCTTGCGTTTCCAGCAGACGCCAGCACAGCAGCGCTGTTTCGTCTACTGTGAGCATACGCTATCCTTCTTGAATACTACGTTTCGGGCTATGAGCTGGAATACATCCGGTCGGGTGATTACATCACCGGCGCGCCACGTGCTTCTTTCCAGCGTGTAGGGCGGCTCATCTGGTAGTAACAGGTGCCGTTCATTGATACCACCCGTAAGGTTAACGCAGTAGTATATACCGCTGCGCTTATTTTTATACACGTCGTACTTAATCATACTACACCCCGCACGTTAAAACGCAGACAGTAACCGCGCAGGGTCATACCCAGGCGCTGTGCTTGCTTCTCATAGTGCTGGCGCAGTGCTGCCTTTGCACTGTACTCCCGCGCCAGCCCTTCGATTGTTGGTTGCTGCTTACGCATCAGCAGCGTTTCAGGATTCTTTCCGTGCATACCCTACCTCAAATATCGTTGTTGCTATTACCGTCCACAGTGAGCGTCACAGAGGCGTCCGGGTACTGCTCTTGCACCGCCGCAAGGATACGCGCGCCCAGCTCTTTGCAACCACCCTCGGGGTCTTCAAAGAGGTCATACTCAGGGCGCGGCTGCGGTTCTTGCGTTGCGGGTTGCTGCAACTGCACTGTGCAATAGGGCACCGGGTTGTTTACGTCGTTGCCCAGCACCAGCATAGCGCTGGTCACAATGATGTTGAATACATTAACCATAGAGTTGTCTCCAGTCGTTGATAATGCCAAGATTCACGGCGTCCAGCACAGTGCGGGCAGCCATTTCGGTGTAGGTATCCACAAATTCTAAAGGGGATTCCTGATTAGTGTCTTTGTCAGAGAATATGACCACAGTGTAGTTGTATTCTGTGTATACCCGATTGCACCACACGGGCCAGAGTTCATGGCCCGGATAGACCAGTATTGCTTTCATATGAAACCTCATACGCTAGTTGCATTCACATAGCGCCCCGTAGGACGCTATAGGCTTGCTACTATACGTACTCACCCAATCCCTCGTACACCCATTTTTGAGCTATTGCCCGCACAGGGATATCGAAGGCGTCGGAATCGTTGGCCGCAGGGCACAAGGCCCACCACTTGATAACCGGGACTTTATAAATCATGCTGCCACCTTCAAAGTTGCGTCCAGTACAGCGCGTACATCCACGCCCTGCGATACCAGCATAGACACAAGGTCAGAGTCACTTACACCAGTCTCTTTTGCCTTCTTGATAGCGTTTTTAACGCGCCCCAGCGCTTGCAAGCGCACTGCATCGGCATCCAGTGCGTCATTCTTCACCTGCTCCGCTTCGGCGGCGTACAGGGCCATACAGGAGCTATAGAAGCTGGCTACAATCACTTCGCGGCCCTGCTTGTCAGCTTGTTTATAGTCCAGACGCATAGTGTCCAGTTCGATGCCCAGCTTCTCAGCAGACGCATAGCACTTCTTCGCGTTGAACTCATATTTGCCGGAATCTTTATTGAACTTGATAGGCAGCAGCGTACGCAGCACCATATCAAAGTCGGCGGCATCACTGCGCTGCATATCCGTAGCCCATGAGACGTTGCTGCTAATCAGGCCGTGGAAGAGCGCGCTGATAGTGATGTTACGCTTTGCTTCCACTACGTCGCCCAGCGCTTTACGAATGCTACCAGCAGCAGTGAGCTTGAATACTTTACCAGTTGAATGAGTCATAATGCACCTCGTTGATTGGTTGTTTAGGTAATTACTTCACATAGCACCCCGTAGGATGCTATAGGCTGTAATTAACGTCCGAACTGCCCAGCAGTGTACCAGCCCTTGGGCTCTTTACTGCTGCCCTTTGTTTTGGTCTTACCGCGTACATTCGTACTGAATGTAGCGGATTGCTTTGTCCGCATGTACCCTGCGCGGTTCAGGGCATCCCGGCGCTTTCTCAATTCCGAACCTGCTAACTTCTCCAGTCCAGCGAATTGTTGCGCTAACTTCTCACGATATTTCATTGTGTACCTCTCAAAGTTAATGATTAACGCCCTAGCAGTATTTAGCAGGACGCTAACTCTTAACCTTGTTACCCACTGCACTACCGTGGAACCTGTGGTCAGGTCTCGGCGCTATTCTTTTAAGGGGCAGCGCCTCAGCGCCCCAGCCGTTTGTCGTCTCAGCTCTTGACGTTGCATCTTTACTGCTACTGATTATCTAGGATTGGTCGTCATCGTACCAGTCAAGGTACTGGGCCTCCCCGCAAACCAGCTTACTGCTTGCTATCTAAGTTACTCAGTGAATCCGAACTTGTCAAGCGTTTATTTCTTACTGCCTTACTACTTACTTCGGGATTCAATCTAGCTTATGTTCTTCGCGGTGTCAACTCTTTTTATCGAGTATCTAACCCTTCACACTATCTAGCTTTAATCCAGCGGAGCCTCCCGGCTCGGCCCCGGTTAGCCTAGCTAGTCGCTAGTGCCTCCCGGTGATTGAACTATAGCCCCATTGAACCAAAGAAAGCAAGCACTTTTTTAAACTTTTTATCTCTTATAGCAAAAATGGTAAGCAGGGCAAATACTTAGAACCCTACTAGGGATAGCACTGTGATAGCCAGAGATAGTCCTAGCCACTACTAACCATATTGCATAGTACTGCATAGAGCGTAGCGTAGTGACGTAACGTAAGTGAAGGAACGTAGTGTAGCGTAGGTAATGCTTCCCTCCCTACGGTCGGTCATACAGGGCATTACTAGTGAGTACTAGTGAGTAGTAGTGTATATAGTGTCCCTAAACCCCTCCTACTCCGGTTACTTCATTTCATAATAGCTTTCGAATGAAAGTAATAGCAAAGGGATAGCATCGGGATAGCGCTGGGATAGCGGCAGAGTGTGCCGGGTAGTGGAAGTGCGCCCTAGTGGGGAGCGCGCAGCGTAGCATATAATCAGCACAATGTAAAGCACTAAGGATAGCCAGTGGATAGCCTAGTGCATACTAGGGATAGCACTGGACAGGCACTACAGCGCACTAGCTGGCCCACTATGGCCCCACTACTGGCCCCACTGGACAGGCACTAGAGGCCCGCAATGCAGGCACAAAATAAGCAAGGCAGAGCGCACCCCCTATGGCCCACAGAGAGCGCACAGGAGGCGCCCTAGTGAACGCACAGTGAGAGCCATAGGATAGCACTAGCGATAGCCCTAGAACGCAGCACAGGCCCGCTGAGGCGCTCTGGCGCGCACTGGCAGGCCCTAGCAGTG